CTAAACAAAATCCAGGGTCGCCACACCGCCACCCCAGTCAACACGATCCTCATGAAAATGCTGCGACATAAAGTCCCTGTTACGCTCAGAAGCCCGAACGCCACCCCCGGCATCCTTCACTACCCGGTCACAAAATCTCGCTCCAACGTCAGCAGCAGCCTCAGCCTTAGCCTCAACATCAGCACCTCTAGCCTCTGTAAAAGAAACGATTTCAACCTTAGCCTCGCCATCAGAGCCTCTAGCCTCAACACCAGCAGCAGCATCAACCTTAGCCTCAGCATCAATACCCCTAGTCTCAACGCTAGCAGTAACTTCCTTCTTACTCTCGCCATCAGCACCTCTGCCTCCAACACCAGAAACAACCTCAATCTTCCTCTCCCTATCAGCACCTCTAGCCTCAGCACTCCTTTCAGAATCCTCCTTCAACTCCTCATCCCCATGCCTAGCCACTTCCCTAAAGCAGAAATCCTTCTTAAGCAGAATCCCCTTAATCGCATCAAGATCACTCGCACCCATGCCAGCATAGTCAGTAGTCTTAATATCCGGGAAATCACTCAGCCATCCAGCCACAATAGCATGAGCCAGATAGTTCTGCACCAGGTTCGAGAGCACACCGCTCAACCTCGGAGGCCAGTTACTCATCGTCCTGATAGAGATAGAAAAGTCATCAGCCTGCGCCTGAAGGTCAAAAAGCCCGCTAGTCTCACTCGTAAACCTCGCCAGGAAGTTCTCCAAGTCAGTTATCGCCTCCCTGTAGTGAATATCCAGCACAGGCTCCTCACTGTCACTAGCCCAAATCGTCTGGAAATCCACCTCCGGGTTATGCTTCGCAATGGTGGCAGAAATACCCTCCACCAGTCCCATCACGCTCTTCTTGATAATATTAATTGTAATTGTTTTCATTCTTGAATTTCTTTCTGTGCCATCGCCACACGGCAATAGCAACTATTACCAATACCAGGCCAATAATAGCCCCCATGGCCAATTTTCCCAAAGTCATATACCTCTGCTCATTTCTAGTCAGTTCCCTGCCCAGAACACGGATAGAATCCTCCTGTAGTCTAATCAGCGAATCCTTCTGCAGAACAAGCAGCTGCTGCCTCTCCACCTCCTTATTCACCACATAAAGAGAATCCTCCAGCCTAGTCACCTCCCTCGACTCCTTGTTGGAAATCACCTCATGCCAACTCTCCGTCTTGATAGGCTTCCCAGTGGCATCCACCATGGTCGAAGTACTGTCCTTCGTGTGCCGCGTCTCCCTAAATGAAGACTCCTTCTCTTGCGTCCTTACCTTAGCCATCTGCTCAAAGGCAGCCACAAACCGCTCCTGCCATTCCATCCCCACACCCACGCTCACGCTGGTGTCCTTAATAAAATGATCCTGCGTTACGGTCTTTGTCTTGCAGCTCGTCAGAAACAGCATCGAGAAGTACGCCAGCCAAACAAACAGATAAAACACCCAATGTCTAGTCTTCATAAGCAAACCAATTAAAAGTTACAAAGCCTTCAAAGCCCTGGCAAGAAACTTCTTCCTGCTCGCCAGCCCATTCGTGCCTCCATTAATCTTCTTCGTAATTCTCACAAGCTTGTCCGCATCAGCCAGCTCGTTTAGTCCATGCATCTGCCAATACCACATCGAAACATCCACGCAAAGCTCCGGCTCCTCCAGCAGTTCAGGATTCTCCAATACAGGCTGCATACTGTAAGACTGAAACTTCGAGTAATTACTTCTTCCGGTCAGTTGGATAAATCCCCTGCCCTTATACTTGGCACCATCGCCCTTATGCATATTACCCAGCATCTTGCCCAGCTCACCCTTCTCATACTTCGCAAAATAAGAATCCTTGCCAAGCTCATGAGTATAGATCAGTTCACCGCTCTCGTGCGCTATCTGCGCCAGAAAGTGCGCCCATCTCAACCTTGTATCAATACCATACTTCTCAGCCAGTTCATTGAAATAAGGCAGATATTTATCCACCCTGCTTTCAGCATTCGGCATGATCTTCAAAAACTGTTCTCTAGTTATTTCCTTCATTTTCCCCATTTTCTTTATTTTTATATTCCTGATAATTTTTAAAATAAGGCAAGTCTTCAATAAACTTAGCCGAAAGAATGTAATACAGGAAATCCACCAGTTTATACCAGGTAGTTCCCTTCTTCAAGATCCTCCTCCAGTTCTTCAGGATATTCGTCCCGAAGAAATAAGTCGTCGCCCAGCACACGTATTGCACCGCACTCACCGATTTGTCCTCACAGTGAAGCCACCTGCCAAGAACAAAGATGCTCACCACGATCACAAAGAAGATAGCCGCCATCACAAAGCACATGCCAGCCTTCTTCCAGTCCCATTTCTCACCGTTAAACCTGGCAGCCACCAGCCCGAACACAAAGTTCAATCCCAGCAGCAGCAACATCGCATAGATAAAATCCAAGATGGGGCTTAGCATGGCAAGCACCGCCCCCACTGCCATCACAAAATAACCTCTAATATCATTCATACTATTTTTCCTGTTTCGCCCCCACAACATTATGAAGACAATGCAAATTTACACCATCATCCCCAAACCAATTTGATAAATAGCGAAACTTGAAACGAAAAAGAGAATACAAGCCCCTTTTTCCGCCTGCATTCTCTTCTTCTGATAGTTTTCTTTTATATATCTCTAGGTCATTATGGAATTTCGATCCACATACTATAAACTATTAACTGTAAACTGTAAACCTAATTAAAGTACCCCCAGGCCTTACACTTCCCATAAGGGTTATCATCATCCCTCAGCCAGTTCACGGCAAGATCCACCATTCTGTCCATCATCTGCTCCTCGCTGTCCTCCGGGAACCATTTCTTCATCAGATTATAGTTGTCCGAATAGATCATGTTCAGCACCACGGCAAAATCCCACTGGTTGTAAGGGCGAATCTCATCCTTCACAGTCTCATAGATCTCCTGAGTCTTATCCATGGTGTAGTAAGGAGCACGATGCTCTATCCCCTTACTGTCCTCAAACACCATCTTCTTGATTTGCACCTCAGCAAAGAAATCATTGAAATGGCCGTTGCCTACCACCCCATAAATCTCCTTATAGAGTTCCAGAAGATCATCTTCCTCTGCGTGCTTCACTACAAACTTGCCAATAATCTTAGTCACCTTCGCCATCTGCTCAGGTGTGGCATCAGTCTGATATTTTGTAATAAGTTCCACTAAGTTCATACTATACCTGTTTTTGTGATTTAACAAACTTGAAAATCTCGTCCAACTTGTTTTCCATGTTGTCGAGTCGCTGGTTAGTTCTCTGCTGGTCACGAAACGAAGTGTCCAGTTCTGAGAGAAGATGATCACAGTCCTTTACGGTCTGCTCGAAATCCGGCATCTTATTGATGATGTCGTTGGCTTGGTTCTTCAATGCGTTCACCTCGTTGATGATACTCTCCTTGCTACAGGATATTACAAGGGTGTCGCTGTATGCTGTTTGCTCAGTATCTACAACCGAATAGATAGACTGCTTGCCATCCTCAGTTTGCACGTTTACTTTCACGTTCCTTGCCCCATAATTCGGCATTCCTGGCATAGCAGCCATTACGTTCTGCTTGCCATTCTCAAAGTCAGGGCATGGATTGGTCGTCACCTTACCTTGTTTAAATTTTCTGCTGGCTCTATCAAATAGATAGATAGGAAATCCAGCCTTCAAGTCTCTGAATATCATAATCGTATCGTTTTAAATGGATAATGCGAGGGAAACGATGGCTCATACACCATCCACCATTTCCCTCTATAATGATACTAAGCTGTAGTCAATGCTACGGTCAGACTGTCAAATATGCTTAGGCCTCTAGCCTTTCCGCATACCACATCGTTAGCCTTTTGCGTTCTGCCCACACTGGCGATAGTTACAGCCGTTGGCAGTGCTGTCTGCCCTTGGAAGGCTGCTACCCATCTTTCCGTGTAAATCAAAGGCTGCGCTCTCATCACGTTTCTGCTTATTACAGGCGAAATGATGGAGATTGTCGCCACGATAGGCACAAACACCGTTGTGCCATTCAGGATAGGCTGCTCATAACTGTAGGTTATGCTTGTCTGTGGCTGCACGCTGCCATTCACGCAATAAGGTCTGCAAAGCTTCTCATTGTAAGTAGCTAAGACTGAAACTTGGTTGGCTACCAATGCTGTAGTAGCCAAGCCCACTGGAGAAATCTTGTTCATACCACTACGCTTCTGTTTCATTCTTTACTTTTTTTTACTGATAGCCACCTGCTACACCTGCGCCACATCCGCAACCGCCATTCATCAGATTGGCAAAGTAGATGTTCTGCTGCAACTGAGAGTTCTTAAACTTCAAGTCCTGAATCTCGTTGGCTTGCTCCTGGCTCCAATGGCCTGTCAAGGTATCGATGATACGCTGGGTGTTGTTCTCACCTGCACGGATGATGTCACACTTGTCTTGCTGCATCTGGAAACCGAGGTTCGAAGCAGTTCTTTCTATACCAGTGTTGGTATAGCTAAAGCCCTGCTGCATCTGGTTAACGATGTCCTTCTGGCCCATCTGGTTCTCATAACCCATACGGATAATGTTCTGCTGGGTCTGGCAGCAGCAATCCTTCAACGCTATTGTCATCTGCAAGTTACCCTGCGAGATAGCGTTGATCACTCGCTCTGCCGAGAATCCAACCTGACCACCAAGCTGCTGGATGCCTGCCTGGATGCCACAGATAGAGTTCTGCAAGGCGTTGAAGTCACAGTTCAGATTGCTTGCCAACATCTTAAGGTCGTTACCATTACCCTGTATAGCACCCATCAGCAAGTTGCTATTCTGGTTGTCTGCCATCTGGTTGCGCAAACTCTCGATTTGACCCTGAATCTCCGCACGCTGCACGTCTGCGCCATTGTCACGATTGTTCCAGTCTGCACCATACATATAGCGCATCATGCCCATCATCATCATGTAGGCGAACGGATTGTTCCACATGTCGGCATCGTCACGGTCACGCATCATAGCCGCCATTGCCAAAGGATTGTTGTTGTCACGATTTGCCATCGCTCCAAGCAAACCACCCATCATTGCATCGCAACAAGAGGTAGTCTTAATTACTTCTTCTGCCATAATTCCTAAAGAAATAAAAGTTGTACATTTTGTTTATTCACACATGTAACCGATTACGTGTGCAAAGATACGAGGAACTGGCAAATTTTTTAATAACTCTATCAAAAATTCTTTTATCAACTGATTATCAACGTTTTAACATGACATAGACCCATATCAAAACCATCGTATATATATTTTCGCAAGAATATTGTATATAATTTAAGGCAAAAATTGTATGTTTTAGAGCATAAAAAAAGAGAGAAGCAATCTCTCGCTTCTCTCTTTTTCTACTTGTTTCGTTTCAGTCTTTTCTTGATAAACTCCTTAACGTCCCATTTCTTGAAGAAATGGCTATGGTCCCCAGCATTTCCCACGCTTTCCAGTTCCCCATCAGCGATAGCCCTTCTTAGGGTAGATTCGCTGATATGCGCCTCCTTCTTCACCTGTCCAGCAGTCATCATTGGGTTGAGAGCATACGGAAGATAGTTCTCACAAAGGTCTTCTATCTCATCGCTACTCATTCCGCAAGCAGTTACCTTCTCCCCTCTCTTCTCTTGCTCGTCTGCTCGAAAACAAGAATCCGATAACGATTTTAATAACACTCCCAAGGTGTGATAACCAAATAACTTTCCCATATCATTATAATCTAGAGATTAAACTTTGACAGCCCTTTCCTGAGAAATACTTATCGGCAAAACCATATACATAAAATATAATGGTCATTACAAGTATTACAACATTAGCTTCCACCATTTCGTTGGTGGTAAAAACATTCCAGTATACGATATGAATAGCATTTATCCCAAATAGGTAGATGATCATCGGAATACGCCATCTGTAGCAGAGCCAAAAGAATCTGCTCGCAATTATAAGCACAAGCGGATGGATGTAAACGGAAAAATAGATAAATGCTGCCGATACCCAATTCTCCTTAAACCATACGCACATTTCTTTTTCATGAGACGCAAATGTTACCATACATGCAATATGAAAAAGCATGATAAACAGAGGCATCACTTCACAATAATACTTAAACCAAGTGAGTAGCTTTATGCTGTAGCCTCTACCTGCAAGGATAATGACGTTTATCATTTCGCTAACGTCCATGTCCTTAAACATTACTCTTGACAACTGTACAACACCGACTGATTGAACTAACCGATGTACTTCATCTTCTTCCTCTTTAGTCATAAATTCTTCTCCTTTTGTTTTTGGATTTATTATTTGTTCTTAGTTCCTCATTCTTAATGAATAAGGAAATTTCTGCAAAAATAAACAATTCTGCACAAAAATATTTATTTTGAGCAATATTTTTATAGTTAAACTTTGCTAATATAACAATCTGTAAGCAACAATCACAAATACATCATATATAAAATAAGGTGTAGCCCCATCAAGAGTTACACCTTATTATATTATATCCACTTGATGACTGTATCACCATGATAACCTTTCTTCCAAACGAACCAAGCATAGCTAACAGCACTACCTCCTCCGTCCTTCATCCTCTGAAACTCCCCATTCTTGGCGCAAAGCACTCTTCGTGAGAATTGCAGCACATATTGAGGAGGATGCTTGCTAAATAGCTCATCATACCTCTTTTGTCCTTCTAGAAAGGTAGTCTTCAAGAACATGATGCAAAGTCCATCATCAGGAAGAAGCTCCAAGCTGTGCTTAATGAAATCCAGGGCATACTTGTATGGCGGATTGGTGAGGATGCAAGTACAATCGTTCGGCAGTTCGGTGGTTACCAAGAAATCGCTTGCCCCCCCATAGCCTCTATCCACAAGGTCAGTGGAGATAACATCATGCCCAAAGTCTTTTAATCTGTCAGATAAACACCCAGTACCACAAGCACACTCCCAAATCTTATGAGGAAGCTGTATAACTGTCACCAGTTTATCAATGGCTATAGGGTCAGTAGCGTAAAAGTCATTACTCTCACGTTCCTTGTCCGTGTGGTTGGATGCTCCCAAAGTCACGAACATACTCTTTCTATTTCCTGTCCAATCCTTCATAGTTTATTCTCCCAACATTGAGTCTACCATGCCTTCAATGGCTTCATCTGTCATACTCTCCTTGATGGAGGTATCACCGCCAATCGATTTCATCAACATGCCTATCCAAGGATTATCACTCTCCACGGTGGACTGTATCTGCTCCTTGTAGGCATCATAAAGCTCGCCCGATTTCTTGAACTCCAAAAGAACCGTGCGCAACGCTTTCGTCACGTAATTATCCATCAGCAAGGGATTGTCCCTAGCCGATGATAATTTAGTAAGAAGCACTGCCAGTGCTTCATGTAATTGTTTCTTATTTTTCTTCATATTGTCTTATTTTTAAATTTTCAAAATCAGCGACTTAGAGTTCAATATGGTTTACTCCCCATACTTTGGCTCCTCATATACCAAGTTACGCCATCTACAGATTGGTTACGAAGGCTTCTCTGCGCCCTGCTCATTTGAAGTTTCTAATTCCGTTCCGTCCATATTTACCCAAGCTGTACCATTCCAAAGAATTTTCTTTTTTAATGTAGTGTCGTAGTATTCATAACCCTCATATAAAGGATTTGATGGACGATTCTCTGTAGTTCCTATTTTTTTTTCAAAGTCAACTTTTGTATAAGTCTCATTCACTTCTTTTTCTCCAAAGTCTGCTACACCAGAAACTCCCAAAATTAATGCAGTGTTGTAAGGGGTGTTTTCTTGTTTTGGACAGGATAAATAAAGTTCTGAATTTTTTGTATATAATGATACAGGAGGTTCTCCATAAATAGAATGTGCATTTATTGTATTATTATAACCATTTATTGCAAGAACAAACACTTTAGAGTAAACTATGCCCATAATTATCACTTGTTTTCCTTGCCAATTTGAAAAATTGAATAATAAATACAGATGCCCATCTGTTGGATTTATTTGTTGAGGAAGTTTCCTCATGTCATTAGACTTAAATAAACCATCCTTGTATACTCCAGTTATATCACTATATTGTGCAAAAGGAATTTCAGGTATGCCATTATAATCATAGAATTTATCAAATAGAAGGCTACCAGCAAAATTACATCTTTCCTTAATCTTATTGTCATTATTAGAAAATCGTTGAAAAGGATACTTAGCAATATTACAACCACTAAAAGAATAATGAGAATTTGTAGAATTTTCTTCTTCAAATATCACTAAAGCATTTTTGTCACTAGCATTATCAACAACAGTAGTATTTTGAAAAAAAACACTATTACTAAATGTTATAAAAGGACTGTTTATAGAATAAATTGCAAATTGATAAGTATCACAAGAACATCTATTTAAATGAGCTTGTCCTGCTCCTATTAAAAGGAACTTACTTCCTTGGAAATTCTGTGGACTAGATACCCATGGATGAATATCAGAATAAATGTTTGATGAACCGCTTTGATAAATTGCTGTTTTAACATCAATCATAACTATATTATCAGCAGTACAATCAGAAGTATAAAAGCATATTCCAAAACAATCTCCTTTGTTGTTGCCAGTAATACGTGAATTAGCAAAATGTAACTCACCACCAGAACTAATCAATATTCCTTTTTTATTAACTCCAACATTGGTAATATCAACGTTATAAATTTTTATACAATTTCCATTTGGTATATTAATACCTCCAGTTAACACATTGCAATTTAAAGTTAATCCTTTAATAATTGTTCTAGTTGTAGTTGCAAAAGATGTATAATTAATACGTAACAGATAATCTTCCGAAAAACTTTCAGTAGCTTTAATTGTTACAGAATGTCCAATCATATTTAATGTTTCTTCTCTTGGGTCTAATTCTATAACAATTTGTTTATTTATGTAATATAAAGAAGATGCAAATGTAAGAGTGTTTATATTTGTACTCTTTATAAAATCATTTGTCTTATTTATAATATCAGAATTGTTGTTATCTTCAGCGTCAGCTATAACTCCAAAGTTATCATAATATAAAAATGGAACATCAAAAGAACCACGTAGTATTATTGAATCAAATAATTGTGCCTTTGATTCAATAATACGAGTATTGCTTCCTTTTACTATACCATTACGGAAACTGCCTCCTTCAAACTTTAAAGTGCACCCCTCCTGCATTTCAATAGTAGCACCATCCAAGTCAAAATCATATCTGATTTCATAGATGGTGTTGGGTTCACTAATCATATCTGCCGTTAGGAGATTACGAAGCTCTGTCTTACTAGACTCACTAACAGTAGCCTCTGATCCGGTGTTAACCCCAGAAAAAGAAGAAGTAGTAACATCACCACCAAATCTACGGGTACAAGTTACCAATGTGCCATCTATTGATGTCACATACTCATACATAGTCTCGCTAAGTTTATCAGCAATTTTCTTAGCTACTAAAGTAACGGTATTATCCGTAGAAGCCACCAAATCCACATGGGTCTCCACACCGTTGATGATAATGGAAACATAACCATCTGTTGCAGGAATCTTAGTCACTTGAATCTTAGTGATGGCACAAGTCACTTTCTGAATATTCTTACGCAAAATCTTATATCCCTTACCGGAAAATTCCAGGGGATTATACTCACGACTTTTAAGAGAAAGAACCGCTCTATTGCTTGAACCCATCTTGGAAGTCAAATCCTCTTCGTCAGGATTATTGTTTACATCGCCCTCAACAACAGTTCTCTCTCCGATTTCTTTTCTTAAGATGTTCAAAGAACGCTCCACATCTTGCTGATTGGCTTTTCTGCTAATTTCTTTATCCTGTTCTGCATTTGTCTTAGCCACATCAGCCTTAGTCGCCACATCAGCAGCATTCGCCTTCTTGGCTATCTCGGCATCCTGCTCAGTATTCTTAGCAGTCTGCTCAGAAAACGATTGTTCCACGTCTTTCGCATTAGCCTTCTTAGCAAGTTCTGCATCAACCCTTGTAGCTTCCTCTGAAAACTTAGAAGCTACCTCCTCAGCATTAGCCTTCTTAGCCAGCTCAGCATTAACCCTGGAAGATTCCTCGTTAAACTTAGAAGCTACATCAGCCGCATTAGCCTTCTTTGCCAGTTCAGCATCAACCCTAGCAGTTTCCGCTGTAAACTTAGAAGCCACATCAGCCGCATTAGCCTTCTTTTCCAGCTCAGCATTGATAAGATCCTGAGTCTTCTTCAACAAATTCTGGCTAACAACCTTCCACTCGCTCTCACCTACTTCCTGAGTAACTTCCAGCAGCGAAGAACAAAGCCAACTCTTACCATTCTCAGAATAAAGCACATTGATACCCTGAGGAACAACGAAATCTCCAAAGTTAGTATACGTACCAGGTACGATAGCGAAATAATACATCTTGACTCCAGTAGCCTTCTCTGGCACAGTGTCAAGACCAGCCACGCCCATATACGTAGCCCCTCTAAAGAGTTTGAACTTCTCCAGGATATTCGTCACCAACTCATCCCAGTAGCTATCCCTCTCCGCATTCACACACCAGGTAGCCCTGTCCGCATTCCAATAATGCGCCCAGCCCTCTATCACCACAAAGTCACCAGCAACACCACCAGTCGGAAACTTCCTGTTCACCTCATAGATGCTGCCAAACTCACCCTTATAGTGCGGGCTGTTTATATCAATATCACTATTAGCCATAATTATATTTCAGATAATTGGTTATACTTCTCGGCCAGCTCACTCTCCTTCTTGCTCACAAGAAAGATGGCCACCGCCCGATAAATAAGATACTTCCTGCATTCATCAGCCAGTGCAAGCACAATCTTCTGTCCAGTCACCACATTCTCCTTACCCTCCTCAGTAGAATACACATCCACCAGCTTCTGATAAGGAATATAGGTAAACAACTCCACCTCGTGGTCATACACACTGCCAGTAGCCTCAGCATGGTTCGCATCATATCGCCCGGCAGTCCAGTACATCAGCACCCGCTTCCCGGTCACAGGCGAATTGGTAATCATGCCCCTCGGTTTCTGAGGCGTACCCCTCGTCCATCTCGAAGCCTGCATCTGCGCCTCCTTGCTATCCGGTTCCATCAACCCAGTCAGCGTGCCCGGCCAGCTTTTAAGCCTCAGTGCCACAAGCCTCAGCCAGTCATCAGGAATCACCAGGCAGCCATGCCCATCAGCAAATTGCGTCTGAATAGCATCATAGTCCTGCGCTCCGTTTACGTTCAGCGAAGTCATCACCCTTTGTGGCAGCAGCATCTGGGCAGGAGCCGTCAGCAGCAGTTGCTGTGCAGCAGTCTCGATAGCTTGTTTCATTTCCTCGTCTGTGTCATTGGTAAAGATGTCGTTCAGATCATCATGCTCCACCTCGTCCAGGGCAATACGCATCCCCATCACAAGGTCACTCATAAGTGCCTCCATAAGCAAGCCCCCTATAAACTAAAAACTATAAACTAAAAATCAATCACCACTCCCTGTTCCTTAGCCTTAGCCCTTACGCTGTCAGGCGATTTCAAGCACCTGGTGTCAATCTGAAACTCCTTATGCAAGTAGTTCTTAGCCTTCGTGATGTTATCGAAGTGAAGCACATTCGCGTCCGTCTCCATATCATCCATCGGCTTTTCAACCACCTCATCAGCCTCATCTTCCGGCTCGCTCCTATCAGCAATCCTGCCCTGCTTAACCAACGGATGTTGTCTGATAGCCTCAGCCACCTGCTTGTCACCAGTCATGTAACTGTACAAACCCTCACCACAGGCCTCAAACTCCACATTCTTAATCAGTCCGCTAGACAGTACCACCGCAAAGATGAACATGCTGTTTGCTGTAAATCTATACATATCTCATAAATCCTTATAATTGTCAGGGATAGCGAGGCTATCAAGCCTCAACTATCCCATCTTGTTTTGATATATTGTGAAAACTATCAGCGATGAATCAATCTTAAGCAGCCGCCAGAATCTGCTCGTCAGTAACACCATCCTTGGTAAACTGCGGGCGAGATACACGGGCATGAGCATCAGGGAATGTCAATACCCAGCAGCTATACTCCTCCATCACCACACCAGCAGTGTTACGAATCAACAGATCCTTGGCATTAAACTCACGTCTGCTCCACACACCAAACACATACTTATCCAGATAGCGGGTATCAATGCAGAAGGCTCTACCATCCATACCCCAGGAGTTAAATGCGTCATGACGATAAATCAGAATCTTGGTACCCATACTCTCAAAGGTCTCAAAGTCAAGTTTCCAGTCCTCGTAGTTCTTCTCAGTCTGAGTAATAATGCGCTTGTTAGATCGCAAGTTAGCAAAAGCCTGATAAATCAGGTTATCCACAAAGAGCATCTTGGTTCGGCTGGAGTTACCAGCACCCTTCAGCATGGCAGCAATAAACTGAGTCAGCTCCTTCTCGCTGATCACATACTCATACACCTGCTTCTCAACCTCAGTCGTACCATCAGTTTCAGAATTAGGAACCTTCACCTTCACTTTCACCGGAACAAACTCACCATTGTCGTTCTTGGTCATCTTAGGCTCCCAGTGGCCAATCTGCAAATCCTTGCCTGCCTCCCAGAAGATACCGCCCATGGTGTAGGTAAGACCCACATCCTTGCCGCCATCGCTCATAGAACGCACGCCAAACAGTCCGCTTCGCTCCTGACCATAGCGCATATCGTCCATAGCCATCTTCTCCTGGCGGGTAAAGTCCCACTTCACCTGAGTCTTCGTCATGCGGTTGATAAGAGACTCCTCCACCTGCATGATGAAACGCTGGCAATACTGGAAGCTCTTGTCCGGCATAGTGTAGTAAGAACCAGTCTCCACCTCCTTCTCGCCAGCAGCTCTACCCAGGCGCAACAAGACTGTACCTGCAGGAATATCCTCCGGAATATTACGGTTACCACGTCCCTCGCTCTTTCCGCCATTCAGCGCATAGCATACAGGGTTCTTGTCATCATCACCCTTCATCACACGGAATTGCAGAGGAATCAGCGTGCTGCGGGTAGTACCATCGCTATTATAACCATAGATGCCGTTTACCATGATCACGTCACCATTATCAAAAGCAGATGGATTCTCCACCTTAAAGGTAACTGTAGAACCATTAGTTGTCTTCGACACCTTCTCTGTCAACTTAGATAAAATAGGACGCTGACCGATAGAATAATATTCAACCTTCTGGGAATATACAGGAGTCATCCTCTTAGATGCACGCAAAATCTGGTCAATCGGACAACTCTCCAGCTTCATTTCTACCACGGTAGGGTTTACATAGGTCACATAGAAGTCCCAGTTACCCATTTTTTCCTGCTGCTCCTGAGCACCGCCCTGCCACTGAGGACCCTTGCCAGCTACACCCGGACCACTCAAAGGTCCAGTAGTACCACCGCCACCAGCACCTTCACCAGCACCTTCGGCAATACCTGGAGCCGTTTCCGCCATGGCGTAAGAACTGCCACCACTCAGAATCATGACGAACACCGCCATCATGAAACCAAACCACTTCTTAAATTTTCTCATAATTGTACATTTAAAACTATTAATTATTAACTATAAACTCTTAACTGTAAACTACATACCAACCATGTTGCTGTAAACCTGTTCCGTGCGGCTCTTTTCTCGTGGGGCAACATACTCACCGCCACCACCATTAACATTAATATTCTTGCCACCGCCACGCTTAGAGTCATGCAACCTCTTCTGCTGGTCAATCGTCTCGTTCTTGCCACGCTTGTAGCCCTTAGCCTCAGCATCAGCCACAGCCTTGTCAAAGTCCTTAATCTGGAACAGGCGCAAAAAGTCTTCCTTCTTCAAGCCATACCGGGCAGCTCGCCAAACAAAGCCATCATCCTCACGGTCTTCGCCATCCTCGTTGCGCTTGTAAAGCCACTCTATCAAGTCCTTGATAGCCTCAGGCTTCATCTTCGCCTCCTTCAAGGCAGCATCCAGTTCCGCATCCTCCTCTACCATAGCCGTCGAAAGCCTCTTCTCACCTTCGGCAAGTTTCTTGCTCGCCTCCAGTTTGTCCTTCTCGCTTTTCTCCAGCCGCTTCCGAGCCTCAGCGTCACCATTGCACGCATCAATAAAGTCCTGACCCATAGCATCAATCAGGTAACCCACAAAGCTAAAGTCACTGCCATCCTCGTTCTTCTTAGTAGCGAGTCCGGTAATCAGCCCCGGTGCCTGAGGATAATCTTTCAGCATGTTGTTGAAATCATCCCTTCTCTGCTTATCTTGGTCATACTGGTCATAATCGTCCGATAACCTGCCATAAACGGCATCTTCATCGTCCATATTCAAGTCTGGATAACGACTAGCCAACCGCTCTCGAAAAGAATCTCTCTTCGACTTAACCTTCTCATTATTAGATGTTTCCTTGCTCATATTCAAACATATTTAATATTTGTGTGCTAAATTAACAAAAAAATCGCATTACTTTTTGATAAATTCACCAACTCGTTATATTAATTTTGCTAGCATGAAACATGTAAATTCTATATCCCAAATTAAGATTGATAGAGATCGCGAGATCATACGGCTCTATCAAGAAGCAAAGCGGGTGGTCCAGTGGCCAACCACTATGGCCAAGATATGCGACTATGTTTCCCAGATGCCCACTCCTTGCTATTATATCTCTTTTGATGCAGCCTATAGCTATGTAAGAAAAAGACTAAAAGGCATAATACCGAAATATAGCAAGTATCGGCATCAGAAAAAAACATTGCTCGAATCCTTCTATAACGATTTCCTCTTAACGGCAGAGCATGAGCGATCGCAAGGCAACCAGAAGAGCGTATATCTTCTAGTAGAAATTACCTTGCAGCGTCCAGCACCATGTCTTGGCCTTAAGGCTAACTACATCCAGAAAATCATATCCACCCACGTGCGGACCCTCAACTCATCATTCATCACCAAATAAAATACTCACTCCTATGCGTACATTATATATAACACTCATTATCCTATGCCTCATGGCATTCATCATTCCGTTCCATGCCATCATGGCCGTATCGCCAGCATCGCCCCTCTATACCCACTTCGTCTATATGTTCGGGCATGCCAACTTCATCCACTGGGCAGTCAACGCCTGGTGTCTCCTCATGCTTCATCGCCAGTTCCGTCCCCATCGTCTCCTGGCATCATGGCTCGCATCAGCCGCCCTGTCCTTCATCTACTATCCGTCACTCCCGGTCCTAGGCATATCAGTCATCATATCCTTCTTCATGGGTTCCACGGCTCCCTGGCTCTATCGCTTCAAGCGTTTAGCATTCTGGCAGATGATCATCCTCCTCTTCCTCGGCTGCCTTCTCCCCCACATAGCAGGCGTGTACCACCTCATCCTCTTCGTCCTCGGCTTCATCTACGCCAAGGTCGAAAGATTCCTGCACAACGCCAGCAAGCTCCACATCTAAGCAGCAAGCCATAAGCAGCCAGCCCACGCCATATAATATAATGTGGCAAATCATAAAGTTCAAATCTCAAAGTTCAAAGTAAGTAAAAAAATGCCAGTAGCAAAGTCTTCATTAAAGGTACGGCCTCAGCAGCAAATCTCCGATAAGAAACTCAAAGAGATTCTTGCCGAAGATACGAAGAGATTGAAAAGTCTCTTCGCTACCTATCGTCCCATTACTGGAGAAAACGCCCCTGGCCTGCGCTTCGAACTCCAAATGCCCGATTTCCTCCAGGGCAAGAAACTCTACCTCCCGGTAGAAATGTTGAAGGAAAAGAAGTTCTGCGCCATCATCAAGTGCGGTTCCATCCAAGCCTTCATCGAGAAGTATATGACCGACTACGATCCAGCCAAGGCTCGTGATGCCATCTTCCGCTACCTCATCCGCCTCCGCTGCAAGCACGATTTCTATTTCTTCGCATACGCTTACGCCCGCATCAAGAACAAAGATGGTGGCGATGATATACCATTCCTCCTCAATCATGGACAGATTGGTCTCACAAAGGAATTTGAGAGGCAGCGTCTTCATGGCGAACTAGGCTCTATCCTGGTCCTACTCCTCAAATGCCGCCAGTGGGGTGGATCTACTGATACAGATGTTTATATGGGATGGATTCAGATATTCTGGATGACCAACTGGAATAGTAACATCATTGGTCACCAGTCATCATCTGCCACCCAGGTGTTCGATATGTACGAGAAATTGATGAATGCCATTCCTACATGGCTGTTCTATGAGATAGGACAACCTTTCAAGAATGATCCTCGCAAACTCAGAACATCTAGCACCCAGAACAACATCAAGTATCTCATACCACGCGATTGCAAGATACAGACAGGTTCCGCCAGAAACCCAGAGTCCTGCCGTTCTGCCGATGCTGCCATGGCACATATCACAGAGGAAGCCTTCTTCCCTAACACCACAGAGTGGACACCTCAAAAGGTAATCAATGCCGCTGTTTCTTCTATCCGTGTCACCGTGCCATTAACATTCATCGTCCGGGAGTCAACGCCAAACGGACGAGAAAACGAGTTCCATGACGAATGGGTTCGTGCCAACAGTTTCGACAAGGACGGAAAGCGTCTCTCTATCTTCACTCCATACTTCGTACCATGGTTCGATATTGAGAAATATATCCTTCCTTTCAAGAACGAGCAAGAGAAAATTGACTTCATCACCTGGTTGTGGAAGAATCGGGAAGATGAACAATATCATGGCAATTACTACTGGTGGTTGTGGGAAATCAAAGGTGCTACGCTCGAAGGTATTCATTGGTACGTCAACGAGTCCAAGAAGTATAATGATTTGGATGGCATGCGCCAGGAATACCCTTCCGATGATGTAGAAGCCTTCCTCTTCTCCGGCACCTCAGTCTTCGATCCATACAAGTTGAAGGAAATGGAAGACGATTGCAAGGGAATCAACCCTATCATGGTAGGCGATATAGAAGGCGATTCCTACGATGCTGCCGATCCTGCCTGCATGGAGAACATCCGCTTCGTAGAGCGTTCCGGTGGTCCTCTCAAAGTCTGGGCAGGTCCCGACAACTCTGAGAACGTTACCCACCGCTACATCGTCGCCTGCGATATTGGTGGATCTCATAAAACCTCCGACTACTCAGATATAGTAGTCCTCGACCGCTACGATGAAATCTACGGAGGCGTACCCGAAGTAGTAGCCGAGTGGCATGGCCACTGCGATGCCGATCAGTTAGCCATGCGCTGCGCCCAGATAGCCCACATCTACAACGATGCCTTTCTGGTCATAGAGAACAACACCGCCTACTCCCGCATGAACAATACCGAAGGCAACCAGTCAGAGCTGTTCTTCCCTATCCTGCTCCCACTCTACAGAAACCTCTACAACTCCTCCCACAGCAAGTTGCAGAAGAAGAAGTCCAAAGAGTTGAAATGGGGATTCAACACCAACAAGAACACCAAGGTAGCAGTAATCAAGACGATGGCAAGAATCATCCGAGATCAGGGCTACATGGAGCGAGAGCCAGCCGCCATAGACGAGTGTACCTACTACCTCTACTACCAGCAGAACGACTGCTACGGAGCCGTAGCCGGGAAGCACGATGACCGAGTCATGGCCAGAGCCATAGCCCTCTACGTAGAGAAGGATATGCCAGCCCCCGAAATCGTCCCATTCCGCACCAAGGCCGAGATAGAGCGCGATCGCCTCCGCAACCGCCCACCATCCGTAGCCGAGTTAGCAGGCATAGGTGGCAGCTAGCCCCCGCCTAGCCGCCACCTATGGCCCCCGTTCCCAGCGATTTCATCGCTGGTCCCCCACAAATAAGTATCAATTTAAAAACAAAAAGAAAATGAAAAATCAGTACAAAAAAAACATGCGTCAGTTGCTAGTAAGCATCTACACGCCAATTATCACTCGCATCGAGCTACTTCGTTCCACCCGCATGTGGCAGAAAGGCATAAAAGCCACCCTGTCCAAGTACAAGGAAGGAGGAGCCCCCCGCTTCTACATGCTCTACGACCAGTCCCACAAAGATTGGGCCATCATGACCTACGACCCCAACCGCAAGCAGCTCCTCTCCTATCGTCGTCTAGTCCAGCTAGGCAAGTGGAAAGCCACAGGCTACTTCCACAACGTAGAAGAGATCAAGGCCGCCTCCTACTACTACACCCCATCCAAGTGGGGCGCCATCGGTTGCGATGCCGATAACAAAGTACGAGCAAACAAGCTCCGTCAGTGGCAGTCCTACTACATGTGGCGAGTTTCCGTCCCAATGCAGAAACTTCGCGCCTACAAAAAGAAATACGGCCTCCACTAGAGAGCATAGAACAGAATAGAACAAAAAAGAACAATAAAAAAAGAGGAGACTTCCCAGCCTCCTCTTTCCAAACTGTAATCCTTAAAACAAACAATCAAAAGAAATTACTAATAACCTAAAAACCAATTAACTACTAACAATCTATAAACTAACTAAAATTTATATTATGAACCTTAATCTAAGAACATTTCCAAAACCATTAATTAAGAAGCCGAAGGCAAATTAGCCAAGTCATCCAGTCCGCTACCCGAATCCTTCAAGTGAGCAGCACTCGAACCGCCCTGCTGTCCACCACCCGAAGAAGTAGGCACCTGCCCGGCAGCAGCCATCTGCGCCTCCATAGCCTCCCTTTGCTCCATCTTCTCCTTCAAATACTTACGTATTCTGTAAGTACCAGGGAACTTGCCATTCGTCAGCATAGTGTAAGCATCAATATCGCCATCCTTCTTCAACTGCCAGAGCAAATCCACTATCTGATCCCTAATCGTAGCCGAGTAGCTATCCAAGTCCATGGCCACATCCAGGTCCATATCTCGCATAGTCTCCGGGTTGAAGTAAGTCCGGTAATCATCACCCACCAGCTTCACGCTGTCATGCTCATTGCAGAACTCCTGAATCAGGTACGTCTTCAATTTCGCCTCCCTCAGTTTAAAGCAGTTAAAGCTCTCCACAAAGTCAGTCACCGAAGTAGAAGCCGATTCCCTCTCCAGCTGATACTGCTTGCCGCTCGTGTTCCTGTGCACACCCTGCAAAGCACCCTGCACACCACTACCCTCAGCGGCCATCGTCTTCGCAAAATTGATCATGAACTCCACACCAGCAGGTATACTCTTATTCATAAGCACCTCAGGCTTCTCACCGCCCTTACTGCTATCCCAGTGATATTCACCGTTCGTCTTATTATAGTTTCTCCTATTCTCTTCCGGAGAAACCTTGTCGCTCACAGAAGCATCATCAACAAGCAATGTACCCTTGGCACCATTCGCCACCACGAAGTTAATCATCATCATATAATGATTCAGCGTGCGCTGGTTGTTCTCCATTCTCATGATCAAGCTCTTCACCTCACCCTGTAAACAAGGATAAGCCAGAAAACTGTAAGGCTGAATACTGCATCTGTAGCCATCCCTCAGCACAAAGTAAGGCGATTCCCTGGCATCCAGCAAGTAGCCGTTCGGAGTAATATATCTGCGATACCAGAAGGTTTCCATCTGCGGCTCATACTCTATCAGGTTCAGCTCCTTCGGATCTACATAATACATTTCCTCCCCATTCTCATCAAGAATAGGCAAGCCGTTCTCGTCCCTCATCACGTTGGCACGCTTCCTGCTCTCGTTCTCCGCATCCAGCTCAGCCTGCACGCCCATAGGCATAAATCCGGCATCACTCTTATCCCAGTCATGTACCCAGAGCGATTGTCTAGACTCCGTAGTCCAAACCTCAATCACCCTATACTTACCCTGTATCGAAGAATGCAGAAAGTCCTCCAGTCCGGTCAGCTGCGCCTCACCAGTAGCCTGGTAGCCCTGTTCTGGCGAGTAGTGCGTCTGAGTCTGTAGATATATCTCGTTGAGCTGCTGCGCCTGCCCATCACTGCCATCCGTAAACTTCGCAAGAATCTCACGCCAGGTAAGATCATGACCGATTCCGAAAATCTCAATATCGCTCAAATCCGGCTTAAAGAACGGAGGCACGGCAAGTTTGTAAATATCCACCTTGTCATTGAAGATACCCTCTCTGCCATTCCTTCTGTCCCATACGGTACTCATACCAATAAAACCATACACACAGAACTCATAGAAGAGTCGCGCATCCATTTCCTGACGGTTATTGTTATTGTCGTTCTGCCTCAGATACTCATTGAAGAAGCTGATATAGTCCTCCTCGTTCGGATCCACGGCAGTACAACTGGCAGTAGCCCTCTGCTGGCGCACCAAGCCCACGAGCGAAATCAACTTATCCGAAATCACATCATATTCCAATATAGGCATACCCTGCAATTCCATATATTCACGAATAGTAATCTTCCGTCCGTTCCACTCAATCTTCTCCTCCAGCTGCCTGCCCATCACGAAATCCTGCGCCCGCTTCCACTTCTTCCTCAACTCCGACATATTGTCGTAGTAGTGGGATAGCCACTGCAATAGCTTAAGAGTAGAATCACTCACCCTAAATTTCTGAGTGCTTACTCCATCAAGCGAATTTGGCCCAGCCTCAGCATAGTTCGTAATATCATTTATAACCGTATGATTTGCCATATTCCGAAATTTTTCTCCAAAAATACCCCTTTTTCGCCTAACATCTTTGATAAATTGTGCAATTTATCAAACATTCCTCGCTTTTTTAATGTATTTTTGCACCGAAGTTCATTTTAAAAACGTTTTTATCATGAGTAAGTCAATCAATGTACACGAAGCATGCATCATCACAAAAGATGATAAAGGCAACCTCTCAATGGTAGGTAAGGCAAAAGAAGCCCTCACCTCCTTGCAGAAAAATAAAGTCTCCGTCCACATCCTTCTCTGCCAAAGCAAGAAGGAAGACGTAGAAAAGTTCCTCAACGATAATAATGTTCCTTTCGCCTCCATCCTCACAAAAGAAGAGGCAAAGGAAGAAAATAGCGATAAGAAGGCAGAAACACCAGTAACCGTAGTTCCAAGCTCCCAGTTCGTCACCCTCGATGGCGATTGGCAGTGGTGTCTCGACCGCATCGTCCAGCGTCTCTGGGGCGAAAAGAAAAAAGAAGCCCCAAAAAGCGAACAGGCAAGAATGGATGAAGCAATGCAGAATTACATCGAATGGACAAAGCCTAAAAAGGCAGCCAACGGTTCCATCATGAACGGCTAACATCGCTCCAACATCTTCAAGGAATTTGAAATTTTTCTTCTTATAAAAAATTTACTAATATTTTATTTGGATAATAGATTTTACACAAAAACTATCAAAGGGACCCGCTGTGAAGCGAGTCCCTTTTTCTATTCCCAGAAGGAAGAAGTGAAGTAGCCCGAAGGCTACTCCATTCCGTTCAGCTTTTCAAGCAGCTCCTTTCTGGTCTTTCTGATCTCCACCATTTTGGCAGCCCCATTCGTACCATCCATTTGCTTCTTAGCCTTATTCATCTTCCTCTTGGCAGCAGAGATAGCCTTTCTGGCCGAAAACAGTCGCTTGTTGGTCTTGCTGTTCTTAAAGGCATTCGCCTTCGCCTTATCAATATCCTTCAAACGCTGATACTCCTCATAAGCCTCCATGGTTCCATTCCAGGCATTCTGTATTCTCCAGTCCTCCGTCACGTCCTCAGCCTTAGCCGCCATCAGATACTTGCTGTCAGCCTTCTCCATTTCCTTCAAGTCCTCCTCACCATTCAGATAGCCCTGCACCATGTCCAGAGCCTCCTTCTGGGTAAAAGCCTTGTAGTCACTCATCGAGAGGAACTTCTTCATCTTCTGGCGCATCTTCTTCTTCTCCGTGATACTCTTGGCCGCATCAAAACGCTGGCAAGCCACCTGCAGCGAAGTCACGCCATCTTTCATTTCAGCACTCTCCAGAGCCTTCACACTTCCGATGGCAGCCTTAATCTGAGCCTCAGCATCAATACCATTGCGCTTGCAACTCTGATAAGTCATCACCACGCCCTCCATGTCACCGCTAAGGATAAAATCCTTAAAGTAGCTCTGAGCCTTCCATGGAGAAAAGCCCTTACTAGATGGGAAGAAGAAATCCACTGCCTTAAACTCCTTGTTCTCCTGGCTAGGAATCAGGAAAGGTGCCCAGTACAAGGCATCCTTGTAAAGCAGTCCAATACTCTTGCCATACTTGCGCTGAATCTCCTGATCCGCATGGCTAGCTTGGAAATCGCTCAGATAGTTTATATCATCCAAGGTCATTCTCACCATAGGGTTAGCCTTACCTATCATTCTCTGAACCATCGGACCAGGGAACTCCAGTTCACCCTTATGGTTAAACAGATACTCAGGAACCTCCCTAAACTGCTTGCCATGTCTGATATACATTTCCGTACCATCCGCATATCTGCCCAAGAAGATCTTGCTCTGCTGGCCAAGGCTGTTGCCTCGCATCAGATAGTCATACCATTTCATACCCTCGTCACCATAAGCCAGTTCATACATGCTCTTATAGTCCGGGTTGGTCTTCCTCATCTCCTCAGCCTTTTTGCGCTCCTGGCTCTCGTCCATGGCACGGAAGGCAGCATTAACGCCATTCGCAAAAGCCTCATAGAACACCATGAATCCAATACCATAACAGAGCAGAGCCGAAATCTGTCTGCCTCTTCTGCCCTCATCCTCCGGAGTAAGCTCCTTATTCCAAAGTCTCTGATAGTACTGCTTGAAGTTCTCAAACGTAGCCTCATTCCATATAGAGCCATATCCGGTTAATGCCAAAAAATGGCGGGTGGTAGAAGCATTCCAGTCTGGCGAAAGAAGAACTCGTCCGGCATAGCGCAAGGTTCTATGACTGGCTCCCAACACATCCCAGTGCTGACCGCCAAACATATCGTTAACAAACTGGCCGTCCTCATCCAAAGCCCGGCTCAGTTCCTCCTCAGTCCATCCCTTCTTCTTGGCACGCTCCTTGGTCTTGTCAGCCCTCATCCGGTAGGTCGCAAGTTTAAGTCCGTCATGAAGGAAATCCCACAAGGCTCTATCCATGCCCTTATTAACAAGCGAAAGTAGCTGAGTCACCACCTTCAAAGGCATAGTAGCCACAGCCACCGTTCCGGAAATTCCATTTCCGTCCTTCAACTTCTCCTGCACCTTCATCATCGCATCACGCAAATTATCAAACATGTTCTGCACATCAGCAGCAGCATAGTCGTTGGTTGCTCCAAACTTCACAAGATGCGAAGCAGCCTCCTGAAAATCCTGCGGATTGGCAAAGCAAGGCAGCTCATGGTTCTTCATCGTATCTACAAAGATATACTTCATAAAGTTGGCCATGGCCATCTTAGGACCAAACTCCACCATGTTCTGCACCATATAAACTTCCGTCAAGGCTCCGGCATGGAAACCGCTAAAGCCCAGCTCCAGTTTCTTGGCACTTGAAGCCAAAGTGTCAACGGTTTCCCAAAATGGTGAACTTTCATATTGTTCAAATACAACACCAAATCGTTTTGCAGCACTTTTCTGGCGATAAAGAAGGATTTTTTTACCTGTGATGATATTTGGTATAGTATAATCCTTTGCATTTCCTTTATAGACCCATACAGGACCCAAACCCGGAATCTCAAAGTACTTATACTGCTCCAGGTTAAACGGAGGCGTAGAAGAAAGCAGCGGATCAGTAGAAACCACCTCGCCATCCTCATTCCGCTCAATCACGTTCAATCCGCTCAGCTCCTGCAGCATCGTCTTGTTTACCCAAGCCTCGATATTACTTCTGCTGTAGTAAGCCATCATCTTTGTGATGTCGGTAGTCTTAGGCACAAGCCCCACGCTGATACCCTCCATCAGGGTACTGATGGTTCTCGGCTTCTCATTAGGGCTTTTCGTGCGCTGGCGGTTCTCCACATACATCGCATAAGACCGCTTGTCACTCTTCTCCTTATCCCAGATATGGTTCACGTAGTCCGCGTTATATCCGGTGTCCTCCTTCAAGGTGCGGTTATCCTTCAACCAGTCATAGGTGTAGTTATACCAGTCACGGATAGAATCAAGAGCAGCCTTCATTTCAGGCGAAAGATTCTTGTAATCGATACCATCCGGCACTATCTGCTGCATCACCAGTGGCAATACATGCTCGCTCATAATATCCGAACCGTCAATAGGCACAAAACCTTCCTCGCCCTGGTGATTATTGTTGATAGCCTGTGCCATCTTGCTAGCCACCTCGCCCACGGCAAGCGGATCATCATAAACCACCACTTCCTTATCGTCTTTCAGTTCGCTATGCTGCTTGGCAGTCTCAGCAATCAAATCAGCCACGTAAGGCTGTATAGCCTCCACATCCTCCGGCTGAATATGAATATGCCCCTTGTCAAAAGCACCAGTAGCGTTCAAATCGTGTGCCATATCGCGCAAGCGTCTAGGAGCCTCTATTATATAAGGTATAGCCTCAGCCAGCTTCTCAGCCCGGTTCGCCTTACCCTTGTAATCAGAAAGCAACTTGTCAAACACACCGCTGCCAGCCATCTTCTCTATTCTGTTCTTCACGTCATTAATATAGATGGCATCATCCGCACTAGCCTCCTCCATGTTCTTGCGTCTATGAATCACGGCATGCTTCACGGTCTTGGCAGCACCCTCCTTGCTCACGTCCGTACTGGTCACTTCGGCCAAGTCCTGCATCACCTTCTGCTCCAGATCATCAGCCTTCGGATTGGTCTCTGCCGGATAAATCTTACCCTCATACAAGTCCAGGTCCGCCTGCTGCTGCTCCAGCAGCTCATGTCTGGCCAGCCAGTCCTCATACTTGCGCTTCACCTCCTCCTGCTTGCTCTTCTCAAAGTCAAACATATCAGGAATAGGGTCTTCCTCATCCTTCATGGCATCCTTCCACTTCTCGTAATCATGAATGCGGGTCATGTAGGCATCATCCGTCTCGCCTTTCATTCTGATAGGCATACCAGTAGGCTCCTCCCCGGCAAGATGGTGTCTGTCACGCCACTCCTTGTTGAGCTGTTCCCATTCCTTCTTGCCAGCCTCATCCTTATCAATATCATAGAACATCGGTGGCTCCGGATCATTCTCATCCTCACGGGCATCCTTCCACTTCCGCCATTCCTGTACACGCTTCATATACTGAATCATGCTTTCACCCTTCTTCTGGCGAGGCTTACCCTTTCCGGCTCCCTCACCCAGCGAATCCTTGATTTCAGCATTGCTAGCCTGCTTCATCATGGCCTCCTGCTGTGCCTCAGGCATATCATCCCACACATGCAGAGCCTTGCCAGCCTTCATCAGGTAGTATCTCAAATCCTTGTCATTCAGAAGCCCCGGCACACGAATACCCAACTTCTTAAGCACCTTAATGAGATAATGCTTGATCTTGATCCAAAGAGAAAAATCCTCAGCAGTCTTAGGACCCTCCTCAGCCAGTCGGGCGATATACTCCTGCGTTCCCACATTCATGCGGTCATGCTTTTTCCAGTCCGGATCATACTCATTGGCTATCTCCAGAATCTTGCCACGAGTGCTTGCTGCGACAGAATTATAAACGAAATTAGCGAATTTTCTCACATCATCTTCGCCACCCAGAAGCACTTCCATGCCCTCATGGCCTATCTTCTCATGCAGCACCGTTCTCTCCGCCTCGTTCGCATCAGCACAGTTAGGCAGATAAACATGCACCGTGTGCGTAGTAGGGTCATACCATCCGGTAGCCCCATTCATCACATCACTCAGATAAGCATCCGGAACCTCATCTACAGAAGTGTAAACCGTAGCCTCAGCACCACCCAGTTTGTTGGCAGTGTTCACCACCTGGTCACTCACCTTCTTCTGTTTATCTGCATCCCAGTCATTCTTGAAGATAGATTTTCCAAGTCGTGCCAGCACATTTCTACCCGATAAGTCATCCTTATTCAGCAGAGGAGCAATCACACCCTGGGTCAACTGCACCGGAATACCATTGCCTATAATGGTATGTGCCAAAGATTCCGTCTTAGGCAGCAGATAGTCATCACCCAGTCCGGTAATTCTCGCCAGCACCCTGCCATCAGCACGCAAAACCTTTCCACCCGGCATGATGATCACGTCTCCGCTCTTGGTTCTCAGCGTAGGCAGAATCTCATCCCCATAGGCATGAGGAATCTTGCCGTCGGCATAAGCACTGCCCATCACATAAAGAGGCTTCTCCACGTTCTGCCAGTCAATACCGTCAGCCTTCAATCTGGCATCCATCCATGGAGCCACACCGCTTTCCTTCACCTTCAAAGTAGGCAGAATATCCTCCACAGCCTCCAGCCATCCACTCTTGCGTGGCTGCTTCTTAGGCTTCTCAGGCAGTTCTCCGTCCTTCACGGCTCTCACTATCAGTCGCTCCCTATTAGTGTAGCCACCAAAATCTGCGGCATTATACACGTCAGCATCCCATGTGTAGCCGTTTTTATCCAGTGCCTGGGTGATAATCTTCATCGCCTCAGAGTCCTTGTAGCCCTTCACGTTCTCGATGGTCACCACTCGCGGCTTCACGGCATCAATGAAGTCGGCAGTACTCTTGGCAGTCTCCTTGTCAAGCTCCACCTCGCCCCCATTGCTATTAGCCTGAGAGTAGTTCTTGCATACAGGCGAAGCATGGAAATACTCCACCTCGCCATCTATCTGCTTCACCAGTTCCTTCGGATCCACGTTTCTCACGTCAGCCGTCACAATATGCTGCCCGAAGTTATTGCGATACACACCGCTTATCTTCCGGTCATATTCCACGGCCACCACTGGGTCAATAATGCCCTTCAAGCCCTCTTCAACCAGTCCGCCACCACTGAAGTAGGTACCAGCCTTCATCAGCGAATCAGGGTGCTTCTTCAACTTCTGCTTCAAGATAGGCGATTGCGCATTTTTACCATACACCTTAGAATAATGCACACCATCATTCTCACCTCCTACGATTCTGCCTCTGTTATCGGTCTCCACAAACGGCACACCTCGCTTCTCCAACTCTTTTCTCAGACTTGGAGTAACCACATTCGAAGGCATAGTGATATTCTTACCCTTGAACATATCATTGACGATAACATCAGCCACCTCGCTGTCAGGCACGATACGCACAGGCTTATCCCAACGAGAAAGCACCACTTTGCGCTTGCCAGTCAGCTGTCCTTGTATGATACCAGCCTTCCACTCTACTTCACCCACGGCATCCTTGGCTTTATCAGCCTTGTAGCCACTGGTCAGCTCGCTCTTTGGCACCTCAACCTCTACGGTCACGATATTAGGGCGATTCTGAGCCTCGCTAAACTGGTCGTTCAGTGGAGTGCGAGAAGTATGAAGATAAGGATTGTAAGCAGCCTTAAGCGACTTACCATTACCCTTGTTGAGGGTAAACATACCCTTATCATCAGCAAGCTCTGGTCGCTCGTCTGCCTGTTCCCATTTACCGAGTTCGATAGGTTCCACAAACTTGCCCTTCACCTTTGCAGCCATCGGTGGATAAAGTTTTCCATCCTCGCCTACCTGCATGGCACGATAAACCTTCACCGTATCTTCCTTATCCAACTTCTTGACGGTCTCAGGGTCTTTCACGATGCTATAGCTAGCATAATTACCATTCATTACAATCTGCTCGTCTCGGTTCACGTCCTCAGTCTCCTCAGCCAATGAGTTTCTGCGCTCCTCAGGAGTCATCCACATTCGCTTCATAACGTTTCGAGCCTCAACCTCACCTGCAAGAGACTGATATTGTTCAAAAGCCGACTTCTTTCTGCCTTCATTTACATAATAATCATAATTCTCCTTGAAGAGTTTTTCATCTCCATTCATCATGCCAAGCATACCTTTCAAGTTCTTGAAATATTCATCCCAAGACTTACCAAATTCACTTCTGAATTGTTGATATTCAGGAGTACTACCATTTATAATGCCTATAACTGTCCCTGCATCATTGTTGCCAAACTTATCTTTCACAAGTTCATCAAAAGTAGCATATTGGGATTCCAATTCAGATGGATCTTGGAATTGCTCAGGATTTCCACCCTCAGCAAAACCCTCTATATCCTGGATAGCATGCTGAATCTCATGAGCAAGAGTCAATTTGCCTTCATGATTCAAAGCTACTTGTGTACCTTCAAATAGAACATCTTTTTTAGATGGAATTGAGTTTCCCAAGCGTACCAACTCTGCTACCTTGGGATTTCCTTTCTCCAGTTCTCTAAAATAGCTATCCTCATTTAGCTCTTCCTCTGTATAGCCACCATAAGCGTCTATCGCATCATCCGCAAGTTCTTTGTCCTCCCCAGTAAGAGAGTCCCAGAAATTATTAAACTTTTCAAGAGCTGCCTTTATTTCCTTAGCATTGGAAGGCTGAGAATACTTACTATCAATAGATACTGCATTCGTTCTTAATGCAATATTATTATGAAGCTTGTCATACATACCTTCGAAAGCAGTATTTCCAACTAACAGAATATCAATATCCTTCAAACTAGGATAAGCAGCAAACAAGTTCTTGTCATCAATCAGATCAGACAATTTGCATAAAGGCTCCTTATAAGGAGAATAAGGCCCTACATGCGATATATCTATATCAACATCTACGGTAATCGGCTTGTCTGCCTTGAAATCCGGCATTTCATATCTCCACCTGCCATCAGCACCACGCTCCCATCCGGTAGCCAGCTTGATAGCCTTGGCATCCTTCTTGCCTCGCTCCATCTTCTCTGCCACCTTCAAGTTATCCATGCGATAGGTCTTTTCCTCAGCCTTATCAGCCTCAGCCGCACCCTTCTCGCCAGCAAACATGAATCGAACATTCTTTTCATTATTCACGGCCTCACCAAAAGCACGCCTGCGGTCACCTCCCTTTTCCGGATCATAGTCATACAAAGACAACCCCGATTCTTCGAGTCCCTTGCGCACATCTTCACCCAAATTGTTAGGCACAACAGCAGCCACAAATTCATTAAGATGAACAGGACGGTTAAACTTGGTCTCGAAATAAGCACTCTTCAAATCATTCTGCACTGCATTCTTAAGAGAATCCAGTTTCTTCATGAAGCTAGAAGACAGAGTAATGCCATATTCTTTCTTGGCATACTTCTTAGGATCTGCCTGCGATACGATGTCGTGAAGACGTTGCTCGCCATAGAACACATCATTATACAAAGACTTGGCAAGGTCGTAATACACGCTCTCCCATTTCTCGTAAAACTTCTCCTTATCCTCATTAGAAGACAACTTATCCTTATTGGCACGCATTTCGTCTGTAGAATCAACACGACTAGCCAACTTTGCGATAAAGCTACCAAACGAGGTATATTCGCTTCCATTCGTCTGCCCATTTGCATCCTCTCTCATAGCTTTTGAAACATTTTCAAGAGTCTCAGGCACATATTTCCTCGTACCATCATTCTTATAGCCACGGAAGATACGGTTCTTTGTTCCGAACTCATCCAGTTTGTTCTCCTGCCATTTAATGAAATCATCATAAAGACCATTTTTGTGGACGTAATTACTTGCTCGCACCTTAGAGAGATAGAAGTCATACTTCTTGGTGTCGTTGTGCTCCTTCACTATATCCTCCACCACCTTCTTAACATCCTCAGCCTTTGGATTGCCATCCTTATCAAGCAAGGTTGGCTTATAGTCACGCTCAAAGATTTCCTTAGTCTGTTTTCTTACTTGTGGATTGATAGGGCTAGCCTTAACACCAGTCTCCTTGTACATCTTTCTTCTCACCTCCAAAGAAACCTTTTCCCATGTAGGGTGAATAATGGCATGCTTAGCCAGACTTGTAACCTTTTCGTTCAGTTCTGGGTCAGTCTGCATACTATTCAGAATATCCTCAGCAGTAGGATGATCTCTGATAATCTCTTTCCAGCGATAATCAACATTAGAATCATACGCCTTAATATCAATACCCTTTTCTTTCAGGTACATCAACTCCCAGGCAGGAGCATTATTGTTACTCAGTGCATCTTCTGCCTGCCTCTTAATCTCTGCCTTGTCAGTGGCAGAATATTCAAGGCTATCAACCCAGTCATTAAACTTTTGTCTGCCCTTTTCGCTCATTTCTCGCTCTACTGAAGGATAACGCTGAGTGTAGGCATCAGTTATCCAAGTGCCACCAGTCTTGCCTGTACGCTTATCCACAAGAGCAGAAGGAGCGATGAAGGAAATCTCTCCAAAGTTATCATGAGCACTCTTGCTTGTATCTATCACTGCCAAAGAAGGGTTGGCCAAACCACCCAGCTTCAAAGCCTTTCTCAGCTTCTCCTCGGTAATATTATGAACTCCAGCAAGAGTTTTATCGGCATCATTGTTTCTAGGCGAAACGTGTACTTCGTTGGCTCCTGCCAAGTCCAAATATTCACCTGTGTCAATTAGGTTGAACACACTGCGAGCTATATCCTTCAAACCATCAGCGTTAGGATTCTCATATACATATTCTGCTACATTAGAATACTTATTAGCCTTGAATTTAGTCTTAGGTGAAGAGTCAACGCGAACCACTATAGAGTAGCCTTTATCTGCCCTACCACCTTTCTTGATAATGCTGAGTGCATTTCCACTATGATCAGAAAGGCGGACGGTAGTCTTTCCGCCATCATCTGTCTGATATTTGAAGTACTCAGAAACTTGTGTATCTTTTCCATGCGGAGTCATACCCATACCTTCAAACAACTTTTTTGTGAAGTTGCCAGCAGTAATATCGGCATTTTTCCCCATTGAAGTGATAAAGTTTGCTAAATTTCCTAGATAAAAAGTCTTAGTTGGGAATTTTTTATCTATCTTTGCAGATGAAGGAGCAACGCTTTGCACGCCATCAAGATTATCCTTAGATGGGAGGTACCCATTATCATGGGATTCGGCTAAGTTTCCGTTATTGGATTTGAGAGATTGCTCCTTCTCTTGACGATTCAACTCTGCAATTCGTTTATCGATTCGCTCTGTTGCATCGTCTTTTTCTTTATTCGACAACTTAGCCCCTTCTTTCTTCTCGTTCATCACAGTACGTGGATCCACGCCATTCGCCAAATCTCTTAACACAAGATTACGAATATCCTCCAAGGTCATTTTCTTAATGTCCTCAGGCTTCCACTTCGTAAATGTATCAAGAGTCCAATACCAGAACTTCTTCAGCCACTCCTTCAACTTATTGATAACACTCAGTTCCTTAGCTGTATCAAGCGGATTCTCCTTGATAGCATCCTTAGCCATCTGTTCCAGGATGGCAGCTCCGTCCTCACCAGTCAAACGAGCAAAAGCCTCATCGCAAATCTGCTCATCTGTCAGATGATTATAGTTAGGATCCTGCTTCAAATCGGCAAATAGCTGGGTCTGCATGATGAGTTTATCACCATGCGCTATAAGTTCCGGATTCATGTTTTTGGCAGCAGTACGCCAAAGATGTTGATACTCATGAATAGGAGTATTAGGATTCAGATGCTCCTGGTTCAGCACAATCTCCTTGCCATCAGTATAGCCATAAACCACACCCTTACCCTGCGCAAACTTGGTATGATCAACTATCTGTGCGTTGTTCTCATCAAAGATAACATAGTTCATCTTGCCATCCTTGTTACCGCCTGCATTGCGCTGAGCGATAACCTTCACACCAACAAAGCCAGCCTTGGAGAGAGCCATTGATGTTTTCTTGGAAGCATATTTACTATCTATAGCATAATATGCGTCTTTGCCAGTCAATGGGTTATTCTCTTTCTTGCGATTCTCCAACATTCCATCAGCCCACTCCTCATAATAAGCCCTATCAGACTCAGGTACAACAGAGAGTAAAGCCTTTTTCCACATACCAATCTGCTTGGCATTCAAAGGATCATCCCATCCGATGTAGTTGTCACCAGTATCATCAGGAATATCAACAGAGTAAAGGTTGCGTGGTTTCTCCATGGAATCCAACTTCTTCTGCAAAGCGTCAATCTTAGTCTTTACATCTTTGATGTCACTTTCCTTAGTTTTTACATTCTGCTTATATTTTTCAACCTGTTCGCTATAATACATAACATCAGATTCGTACATGTCAACACCAAGACCAGTGCCACTTTCCTTTGCCTTTGAAAGTTCTTCCTTAGCCTCATCAAGTCTTGATTGGTACAAATCTACATAGGATTTTGCATCTTTCAACTCATCCTCCAATAAATCAAGACCAGACTTGGTATCTGTCAAATTCTGTGCGACAGTATCATAGTCATCATTAATCTTGAAGTCAGAAGGATTCAAACCTTTCAATACTTTCAACTCATCTTTATCTTGCTTGGCTTTCATCTTCGCAAACGGGGTGTCGCTAACGGATGCAAGTTTCTTCTCAACAGCATCTATCATCTTTGATATAGCCTCTTTTGCGGAAATGTTAAACTTATCCATATTAAAGGCAACTTGATAGATAATTGATGGAGTTTTATACGTCATAGGTTTACCTTGATACATCAGGTTTGAAGGCGCATTCTTCTTTGCATTCTGCTTAGCATAAGCCTTGGCGATACCTTCCACCTCGCTCACATAGGTTCCCCAGCCATAAGCCTGAGCACCTTCGCCACTGCCCATGAAGGAATGATCGAACTTGTCAAAGCTAGCCTGTGAACCATGATAGGTACGCAAGAATCTTACTCCCGGCTCAGCAATAGCCTTCAACTGTCTATCCAAATCCTTATATTTAGCAAACAAGGAATCAAGTTTATCTTGATATTTTTCAAAGGATTTATTCCTACAATCATTCCAAACATCATCAGGAATATCGTTTTCAGAATCCAGTCCATGCTCATCCATGTACTCCTTCATCAACTGAATTTGATAATTATTACGTTCCTGCCCAGTTGAGTTATAAGCATCCTCAGTCTCCTTAATCTGCTTTTTCAACTCATTCTTCTTACGAGTCTGTTCATCTATCTTATATGGATCAAACTCCGAAGGGAATGAGCCAGTAAGCCCAGCCACATTGTCCTCAAAACTCTTATCAAGATTGAAAACCTTGTAGTTACCCCACATAAGTTTATTATAGTAAGAACGCTCCTTTCTAGCCAGTTCCTGCTTCTCAAAGTATTCCGGCATCTTGGTAGGATTGCTCATATCCACCACGGCATACTGCTTCCACTTATCCGGGCGCAACTCCTTGGCAAAGTTATAAGCATTCTCGGCAGCCTTCTTCTCCTCTGGAGTCTTAATCTTAAATCTCATTTCAGGCTGATTCAGCAGCATGGCAAGATTCAGATTATCCTGCGCCTCAGCCACCTTCTCCATATCCTCATTGCTAACCACCTTCACCGGAATGCCAGCCTTCTTAAGCATAGTAGATACGGCATCATAAGCCACCTTCTGTGCCTCCGTCAGATTCTCCGGCTTCACTTCTTTCACATCGCGGTGAAAAGGAAGATCATCCATACTCATCGGTGCATCAAAAGGAAGAGCTTCATTTGCTTGCTTAGCCTTTTTCGCCTCCTCATGCTGAATCATGGCATACTCACGGAAAGGCTTAGTCTTGCGATCAGAAGACTCCAGCCACTTATCAAAGGTAACCTTAGGCACAGAAGTAACCTTACCAAGTCCCTTCCAGCCCTTAGAGTAGTTACTGAGATAAGCCTTAGTAGCAGCCGCCTCATCAGGATAGCCATACATCACCTTATGCTCATCAAACTCTCCAGTCTCTGGGTTCACCTGATCAACAACATAAACGTTACCATCAAAAGTATCAAGGTCTGCAGCGTCATTGATGAACATATCAATATGGTCACCATCCACGCCTATCTTGCCCAGAATATAGCCGTAAGTATCGTGCATGGTCACGCTCCAAGGCTTGCCCTGCTCATCCTTACCGCTGCGAGTCACGCCCTTTGGAGTCTCAACAGTAAAGTCATATCCCCCAAAAGTCAAATGCCCCTTCTTATAGTTTCCAGCCTTCTTCTGCGCCTCTGTAGGCTCAGTCTCCGTTTCAGCGATAGCATGTTTCAGTCTGTCTGCAAAAGGAGCATCCTCAATATTCTTAGCACTCTCAATAGCATGAATGGCATCAGTAAGCGGCTTGATGGTTGCACGTTTCACCTTATATAATTCATCCTTCTTCTTTACCAACTTAGCCTGCGCCAACTGTCCAGAAAGATAATCAAGTCCCAAATCGCTTGCAATCAAGGCATCAGTCAAATCCTTCTGAGCTTGCTTAATGGCTTTCTTGTCACCGCTCTCCACAGCACTCTTCAAAGCAATAGCAACAGGAGTAACAGGCTTCAATGCTTCCTTAATAGACTCATCATAAGTATTGGCATTTTCAGCCTTTTCCTTGCGCTCACCTACACCCTCTCTACGCTCATACTCATTAGCAGTCCAATACTCAAACTCCTCGTCCAAGTTCTCCAATACATCAGACACCTCCTTAAACTCCTCATCAGAAAGAGTCTTCAAAAGTTCGTCCATGTCATGAGCAACATCAACTTCCGCCACATCATCAGGATCAACTTCTCCCTGTTCCATCAAGTCCCAGTACTCCTTCTGCTCTTTTGCCAATTCTACAATCTTGTCAAAGGCTTCACTATGAGCACCGTCTTGCATCATTTCCTCCTCCTGGCGTTCAACCTCTCGCATCTGCTGCTCAACATTGGCCACCTTATTATTCAAGGTATAATTCTTAATGTCAGAGTAGCTTTGAGCACTACCTATCAAATCAAGGAAAGCACTTCTTATGTCCTGATCCGTATATCCCATCTGCTTAAGATTCTCAGGCATGTCATCATACAGACCATGAACAAACTCCGGAACAGTCTTTCCATCACCTTCCTTGGCAAGAATCTGCAATTTATCGAAGTCCTTTCGTCCCAAGCCAGTCTCCTGCTGAATACCATTAGAGAAAGCTCCACCCTTCTCCTTGCCTTCATAGTTCAAGGCAAAACGGCCAATACTGTTAGCAACATACTCCTCCAGTGTATTAGGCTCAGTGTCATTGAAGGATATTGCTCCTCTCACCTCATCATAGATGGCATTAAGTTGGCTCATATTACCATTCTTGATGGCATTCTCCACCTTGATGGCACGCTGCTCGGCAGGAGTCAGATTCTCCACTACCTTGGCTCTAGCCTCCATATTCTCCTTTCTGTAGAGTGTTTTCAGCTTGTCAGCCTGGGCCTTCAACTCCTTGGCAGATTCAGTAAGATTAGCCTGTCTAGCCTGCAACTGGGCCTTGGTAGTATTCAGCTCCTTAATCTGCTCTGGCTCCAGGTCTATCTCACCATTCACGTAGCGACCAAGCACCTCATCGACACCATCAATCTCTCGCTGCACCTCATCCGACTGTATGCGATAGATACGCTTACGCTCAGAGACAATAAAATTGCTAGCCTCATCCATAGTAGGATATTGCTTCTTCAATTCCTCATCACTAAGCACGGCAACCTCGCGACCCTCTATAGGAGCAACGTCACCCTCATTCACGCCAGCATCGGCAATCTTCTGGGTGCGGTCTGCCTTGATAGCCTGAGCCTCCTCAGGAGTCATCACGGCAGAACGAATCTTATTCCAGTTGTCGAAACGAGCCTGTAGGTCTGCAATCTGTCCCTCCATCTGCTTATTAGCCAAAGTTCTGGTCTCAGCATTCTTCGGGTCCAGATCAGCATTAATGGATAGCCATTCCTCATTACTTGAAATATGCTCTCTTAGCTGGTTGATACGCTTCTGCAAAGCCTGCTTCTCGGCAACAATATTAGCAAAAAGAGCCTTGCGGTCATCCCCGGCAGTTTCTTGCAGATACTCTGCTGCCACCTTAGGGGCCGTCTGTGCATCAGAATAGTCTGGCTGCCCAGCTGCATAACCAAAGATACCCTTCTTATATCGCTCCTGCTTTTCAGCCTCAGCCCTCTTAATCTCTGCCAATTCACGCTCACCATCCTCACGATCCAAATTCTCATTAATCGTATTATTGAGTGCATTCGTTCGCCAGGTATCAAACTCCTCCCTAGTAAGTGCAATATTATCCTTACCATCAGTAAGCACAATCTTTCCGTCCTCGCTATATCCGGCAAAGGTCATGTCAATATTCTCATCACCTTCCTCCATAGCAACTGTCACCCGGTCATTCGGCTTCAATCCGCTGCCATCAAACTGGCTGATAAACTGCTTTGCTCTTGCTTCCTTCTGCTGAGCCAAGGAACTCTCGATGTATTCATCAAGCGGAACAGGAGTGCCCACCTCTTTAATCTCGGCATCTGATACCTGCTTAATAGTAGGCTGTCCCTGCTCATCAGGCACAACAACAAAGCCGCCACCATATTCGTTAGCCTTCTTCAAGAACACCTGCCTACCGCTTGTAAGAGTAGCAGGCACGATATTTCCGTCTTCCGTCTGGTATTGCCAGAGCTGCTGCTTCAACGTCTCGCCATAGCCATCATCAGCATGCTGCAGAGCATCAATAGCACCCTTCTTGGCATCCATAGCCTCCACATACTTGCTGATTGCCTCTTTCTGGGCAGAAGTAAGAAGACTCGCACGCTGAGCCAAGAACTGCTCCATATCTCTGCCTTCATTATACACCTTAGTCACCAAATCAAACATATTATCGCTATCCTTAAACGCTCTCTTCAAACGCCCGGTAGCCAAATCGCTATTATAGTCAATAGCCTGCAAAGCCCCGGAATCCCCATTCTTATAGGCTTCCTGCCCCATAACAAAAGCATCAGAGTTTGCAACCTCAACAGCAGAGTTTGCAACGTTTGCAGCAGAGTTTGCATCACTCGGAGTTGGTACGGTCTTGGTACGGTCTTGGTACGGAGCAGGTCCCTCAGAAACCGGAGGCTCCTGACCACCAGCAGCACCCTCAACAGAAGAAGTACCTTCTACCGGAGCCGCACCTTCAACAGAAGCTGCACCCTCAACAGGAGCAGCTGGCTTCTCCCCCTCAATACCACTCTGTTCTATTCGCTTCTGCTCATTTCCATGTGCCGTATTATAGAGATCATCCATCGTCTGCTTCATTTCACGTTTCAGCTCGATAGAGTTATAAAGCTCCATAAGATAAGACTCCACCAATGGCGCATACTTCTTATCTTTCGATTCCAAAGCCTTACGGAGAGTACCACGTGCCACACCATGGGAATCCTCAAAGGTATTCACAAACTCCCTCATCACGGAACTGTTCTCCAAAGCACTGTCATAATAATGACGATAGGCATTAACCTGCTTCTGCTCCTCCTCAGTAAGAACAATACCCTTCTGCTGCTTATCCATGATGTCCTTGATGGCACCAGCATTCTGATGAAGATAAACCGCTGCCTTATCCTCATCCGTCAATTTCTCACCCATGTTATATTTCTGAGCTGCCTTGTTGTACAAGCCATCAAGATGCTCCTGGGTAAACTCATTATGAAATTCACCTTCCAGCACAGAAGCCAAACCCAGAGTCTTCTCATACTCCAGTTTCTTGTCCGCCTTCTGAGCCTCAGCAAGAGAAGAAAACTCCTTTCTGTCAATGATACCGCCATCCTTATTCAAGGTTTCGAGATACACCTTTCCGTCATGATCCATCGGCTGAACGATGATAGAATCAACCACAGGCGAGAAAGAAGAAGGTCGCTTGCCTTCCACCACAGCCATCATCTTAGCCTTCAACACCTCAGGCACACTCTTGTCGTTCATCAGGTTCATATACTTCTGGGTAAGCTGCCCATCGAGTCGCTGGGCATTTTCTCCCTCAACGGCATACTCCCCGATGCCCACCTTCTCAAAGGCATCACGAAGATCCTCATAGCCGAATCGCTTCAACTCGGCAATGTCCTGATCCGTGAAGTCATACTTCTTGTTAAACTCCCTCGCGTCCTTGAATCGGGCATACTTGCCCATCATGCCCGGCAAACCGATAGCAGTAAGGTTCGCCATGCTCTCCAAGAAGCTCTCGGCTGCATCCTTGCCTGTAGGCTTGAAGTTCGGATCCTGCGCCATGCGCTCCAGCATCTGATGACCAGTCATGATACCGGAATCAGCAACCTTACCACCAATATCAGCCAGAATATTGGTAGCCAAGCCTCTGCCCTTGCCTATCATATTAGCGATGGTTCCACCCTGCATAATGGCACCTACGGCACTCTGTTTAGTCACCTCGCCCAGAGTATCAGCAATAATCTTACCCACAGAAGGATTGTAAACCTTGCCATTCTCATCAAACTGACCAGTGCGATAAACCTCATCAATAGGTTTCGAGATAGCCGACTGCCCACCAAAGGTAACAGCACCATGCACGGCTCCACTCTTCAAAGCCTCGGTCTTGCTCTTGCCGATAAGCACCTTGGCAGCCCGCTCAGCCACCCTGCGCTCCATGCCCTTAGCCATCAGGTCACCTGCCAGTCTGCCCTCAGCCTTGGCAATCATGCTCTTGGTCAACTTGCCACCTGCGGCTCCAGGCAACCAATAACTCCAGGCATCACCAGCAAAAGTAAGCGCACCACTAGCTACGTTCTCCCAGAAGCCCGGCTGATACTGCTGATTAGCCATATCCTCCAGCCAGTTCTGATAGTCCGTCTGAACAGCCTTGCGAGTAATCTTACCCACAATAGTGTTACCCAAACCAGTCTTCATGATGTACTCAGCACTACCCTTAGGCATCATACCCTTAATCTCCAACTGGTCCAATTCATTCTTAAGAACAGAATTGATCATCGGCTTGAACTGCTTAGGATCACTACCCAGAGTGCCATTCAAGCCATATCGCTGCATCACCTTATATGCCGCATTGCTCATATCGTTCAGGAACTCCGGATTCCGGTAGAGCTTGCCAAACTTCTTCTGCAAACCAGAAAGCACCTTTGCAGGATCCTTGGCCTCGTTTGCCTCATACTGAGCACCAAGTGCTGTACCCAGTCGGAGATTGGCAGGAATAAACTGGCTTCCTTCCATTCCCTCCGTAAATGCCTTACTGCCTGCCTCCTGGGCCTTGTTGTACTCATCCACTACAGATGGATTCACATACTTATTGATAACGCTCGAAAAAGCATCATTGATGTCCTGGTTCATCAATCTGTCCTGCACATGCTCATCATGCGAATAGAGGCGTGTAGCAATACCCTCAGCGATGTCACGATAGTTCGGACCATATTTGTTCACCAGACTCTGCACCATAGCAGGCTTCAAGAACAGTCCCACATAGTCATCATAGCTGATACCCATGTTATCCGCCTCCTGCTTCAACTTATCCTGCACGCCATGGCTATACCATTGCGCTTCAATACTCTTCTCTGCATCCTGCACCGTATCATCAGGCAAAGAAGAAACTACCTGATTGGTAACGTCCATAGCAGAGCGGTTAGCATATCTGCCAAGAGCAGATTTCACCATGCCCACTGCTTCCTCATTACTATTGGCAGTACCATCAGCCAACAAGTCGGCAACCATATTCTCAAAGTAATCACCCTCCTCATCCGGTCTCTGCTTCCAGTTCTCAATATAGTTGGCAAGTTTGGCATCCATCAAGCCCTTATTATTCACCACTGCAGCAGATGCAGGAACCTCCTCTTTAGATTCAGGAGAAGCCACATTTACAGAAGAAGGAGCTGCTTCCACCTCAACAGGCATCTCCTCACCCTTTACTGTAGGCTGAGGAATCGCTGGTGCTGGCTGATATGTTCCGTTGCTGGTCTGAACACCAGTAGGAAACATATTCAATGCCTTAGCTATAAGCCCAGGCTCCTTATCAGCAGTTTCCTGTTCCTCTTCCTCCGGCAAAGTACCAGTCATCCATTTCGTAAGCCACGATCTGTTATCTTCCTTTGGCTTTTCAGCTGCTGGCTTCGCTACAGGCTTAGCCACCTGCTGCTTACCTTCTGCAGAAGCACCCTGCCCTGCACTCTGAGGCGTAGCAGAAGCAGCCACCTGCTTACTGTCACTAGAAGCAGATGCAGCTGGCTCCATCACCATCTTGTCAAAGTCCGATTGCGTACCCACATCATACCCCATGTTCTTTGCCTCATTGTAGTACCAGTCACGATCTTCCTGGTTGTTCAAGTCATTTTTAAAGTCATCATAGCTACCTACCTCATAGCCATTGTTCTTGAACTCATCATAGAAATACTTTCTGTCTCGTTCGTCAAACATATCTTGATTATTTAATGATTATTACTTTCTTCTCGATGGTGGAACCTTACTGCCACCACCTCTGCGTGAAGGAGGAACCTTGCTTCCACCATTTCCCCTTCTGGAAGGAGGAGTCCGGTCATGCTTCATCTTAGCCCTGGCATAAGCAGCAGCCTGCTGTCTGTTCTTCTCGTTAGCCCAGGTTCCGCCACTGCCTTCCTCATTGTCACCAACAGCCAAATGATTATGTCTAGCCCATTCATTCACATGCTTTTTAAAAGTAGGGTCGTTCACATACCTGGTGTTGAAATCATCCGCCTCCTTCTGGTTCGCATTCTTCTGCCTCTGTCCCTCAGTCTGCGTATGAATATGCTCCACCTGCGCACCCTTCACCCTTATACTAGCGTTGTGATCAGCAGCTCCGGCATTGGCATTGTTAGTTTGAGCATCAAGCAATTTTCCTTTCTTGCCTCTCAACGCATCCTCAGTTTCCTTCTTCGAAGTACTTAGGGCAGCGGCAGCAGCAGCGGCATTACCTCTTTCCTGCTCCGTCTTAACCTTAACAGGAGTAAGAGCCTCCTCCTGATTCTTCTGCGCTCCACGATAAGCAGCCAGTGCCTCATTTGCCCTAACCTCAGCCTCAGCCTGCATCTGCGCCTGCTTGGCTTGTCGTTCCTTGAAGATATTCACCATCATCTGGTCATATCCCTTTTCACGAAGAGCATCAGTACTCTCTCTAATCTTACGCTGGCGATCTGTAAGTTCTTGCGCTGATTCAATCTGCTGCGATGGCGCACCTTGTGTCGTGCCAAAGAAGTTGCCCAGGTGCATCAAAAAGTTGCCCCATTGCTCCATCTTGGCCTGCCTCTCCGCTTTCTTCTTCAAGGCTTCATTGGCAGCTACGGTTTTATCTCCATCACCCAGAGTCTTGAGCCATGGCATGAAGACAGACCAGTTTCCATCACCATTATTCTGGTAATCTCTCATAATGTCATAAGGCTTCATCTGGCGCAAGATTGGATTCTGTTCTATCTCGCTATAAGGTTTGCTCCAATCTATCTTGATTCCCTGGTTAGGCTCCACCTTGGTAACTTCCTCGGTTGGCTGCTGGGCAAAAGATTCCTTGCCACCATTCCCAGTAATACCGTTCGTATCTATGGCTGTACCCTTTCCCGGTTCTGCATCAGTTGTCTGAACTGGTGCTGCAACCTTCGGCTTCACCACATTATCATCAGGGAAATCAGTAACGGCAGTAGCCGGACGCTTAGGAGTTAAATCATCTAATGTAAATCCCATAACATCCTCCTTTCTTAAATAGGTAATTCACTTGCAGCTCCAACCAAACCATTGGTCGCTTTCGTGATATCTTGGGCAGTAGAAAGTGCCTTCTCCTTTTTGGCAGTAGCTATGTAGTTGGTCATAGCGTTAACCTGGGAATCAGCCGTATTCCAAACATTATCTTTGGTCTGCGCACCTTGTACGGCAGCTTCCTGCATCATCTTACCCACCTGTTCCTGGGCAGCCTGCTTGCTCAAAGCCACTGCTTCCTCAGAACCACCAGTCACAATATTCGTGTTCTTAGCAGTCTGCGTGGCATTATCCAACACCTTTTGGGCATTGGTCACGGCCACCTGATTCTCCGCTGTCTGCGTAGGATCCTGGTAATACAAGTTGTCCCGGTGATCCTTCACCTGCTGCATACGGTCATTGAACATCTGGATATAATCATCATATCCTTTGTTCCTCGCTTTAGCTGCCAAAGCACCTCCAAAAGCAGAAGTTGCTACACCAGCAATTTTTCCTATAAGTCCCATAAAATTCGAATTTAATGTTTAAACTGTGTAAAAGTAATGCGTTTTTCGCTAAGGTTTTTGATAAATTGCGCAAGTCGTGCACCTACTTATCCATTTTTTCGCTATATTTGCAATCGAAAACTATCAGTAACATTAAAAAATAAGGAAATATGGCAGTACAGAAAGATAATAATGAATCCAAACCAAAGGTCAAAAGAAAAAAGACTGGAGGACGAAAGGCTGGAACCCCCAACAAGGTTACAAAAAGCGTCCGAGAAAGCCTCCGTGATGCCATTGTGGGCTATTTCAATGGCACAAACGAAAAAGGTTATTCCCTGGAAAAAGATCTATATGATATAGATGAGCCAGCTGGACGTTTGGCGATGGTGGCCAAGTTCCTGCCCTATGCCGCTCCAAAATTGCAGTCGGTTTCATTCAATAGTGATGAAACCAGAAACCTCTCTGTTGAGGAAGTCTTCAACAAGCTCGAAGAAGATTTTGAGAAACAGGAAACCACCATCAACATCAAAAATCTCAAAATTGTTAATAATGGCTAAAACGCAAATCGGGCAGCCCTCTCTAAAATTTTCACTACTTTAGAGAAGACTGCCCTCTGTCAGGGAAATGGGCAAAATCGTTAGATTTTAACTCTTATTAGTCATAATTTAATCAGTTTTAACCAAAAACGCCCTATTTTATGTCACGCATTCGTTCAAAGTACTTAGTCTGGTTCTTGGTCACGTTCTTCACCTTAATCTGTATCGTACAGTTCTTAGGCACAGTATCATTGATATTATCCATCAGTTGCTGGATAATATCATCCGTATTCCGGTAGCCCTTGCCATCCACATGACCAACCACCTCGCCCATGAAGTAAGCATCAGCACAAAGTTCAAACGTCTCCTCCACCTTTTCAAACACCGGAGCATGATACTCTTGTATTCGTCTGCTCGGTTCATTAGTAAAGAAGATTTTCTCCACCACCTTCTCATTCAGCTCCCAAGCTCTGGAGAAGTCTGGCTTCACATATCCGCTCGTTATCTTATGTGTTGTTGCATGGTTCATGGCAAAGCCAATCTCTGCATAGTTTGCACCAATATCATTCTGTGCGATGGTAGCCCAAGTATGACGAAAAGTATATGGAGTATAGAACTTTCCATCAGGCATACCTAAATAATTCTTGCAAATAGCTTGAATGAAATGTACCAAATTCGTGTCCATTGAGCGATTACTAGAATACATCGAATGAAATACAAAAAGAAAAGGATCTTTATCATCGGAAAAATATTTCTCCATTGTTGGCAAAAGCATATCAGGTACTTTCATTTCTATATATGCCTTATCATAACGATGCGTCTTTGTCTTTTTTCTCTCATAGTGAAGAATACCATCAAAATAGTTAGCCTTCTTCATGTCCATAAGATCTGCCACATTTATGCCAGCTAAGCATAATATCATTTTACAAACATCTAAAGCCAATTGCTGCCTTGGGTATTTTGGTACAACAGCAAAAAACTTTCTGCACTCCTCCATTGTAATAGCACGTTTATTAGGGCCAGCTTTCTTATCAATAGTTATCTTATTCCACGGGTTACTTTTAATAGGCATGACGCCAGCCTCTTCATCATTAAATTTTTTCATTGCCTCCAAATAGATACGCTTAACCAAAGTGGGATAATAATTTTTACTGCTTGGCTTATTTTTCAGAGTCTGTATCCATCCTGTCAAAAAACGTACTGTCAACTGCGAAAACATAACTTTGTTGGTACCTGCATAATTTTCAAGGTTCTTAATACCACTCTCGTATATCTGGATTGAGGAAGGCTGCAACGAGAGCGACTTTAGAAAAGAACGAGAAAAATCAGAAAAGCAAATATCTTGGGCAGAAGATAGCAAATAGTCCCTAACTTGATAAACAGACCAATCCGTTATATCCAGCTTATTTAATCTCTCGATCCAAGTATTAATTTGTACCATGCAGGATTCAAGCACGAAAGAGTCCTTCACCTCTTTCGTGCCCTTAACTATTCCTTTACCTGAAACGAATTTGTCGGTCTTAACGATCAACTTTTGACGGTTATGTAAAATACGAATATATACAGGATAATAACCATCAGCACGTTTCCTAGAAACTATCACTTTAAATGTAGCCAT